TTTCATTCAAAGATTTAAGGGATTCCTTCAATAAAGGAAGTCGATTTGATAAATTTGATTTATTCATTTTATTTAAATAAAAAGTTTATTATTTCATTTTAATTCATGGATTTTTAAAGATAAGATTATAATTTTATAATTAATATTATCTTCCGCCACTAAGATCCACTTCATAACCATCATCAGTTACACCATACCTTATAACACTACTCATATCAAGCTTATTTTTAAGCCTATTTATATCATTTTTCATTTCTTCTTTAGTTTTATAATCAGTAAGATATTCACTACCATCTTTGAAAAATCCCGTTGCTATATAACTGACGTATTGAATATCTTCTTTCTCATCATCTTTCTCACCATCTTTCTTATTAGTCCTCCGCTGCCATTCTGTATATGCTAAATATTCATCATATTCATCATCAGTCATATTAGGTCTCCAAACCACACGCTTAGGTTCTTCTTTATTTTCTTTATCTGTTTTATTATCTTTTGTTTCAGATGCAAACCATTTGGCGTTAGGGTGTTTTTGAAGATTGTAATAATTTTTACTAACTTTAATTGTAAATTTATTATCCCATCCTTGTTCTGAGGACATTTTTTTAAGACTTCCTCCAGTTACTTCAATGCTTGGATATTCCTCATATCCAGGAAAAAGCTTAACAGCATCTTCCTTTTTAAGTGTCTCATATTCATTTATTTGCCTTTCATAATCCTCAAGTAAAGGAAGTCTACCAGATAATTTTGATTTATTCATGTGTATCAATTTTTATATTTTATTTGCCAAAATTTTTAGAGTCATAATTCTTATCACGCATATAATCAGGGTCTTCATCTGCATCAACCGGGATATTAAAATAATTTTTAAAAATTTCTCGAGCATCTTCACCTTCTTTATTTCCTATCGCTTGGATCAACTCTTCCAGATCAATTTTAGTCACATTTGCTTTATATGCAGACGCAAAATTGGCAATTTCAGTTTCAGCATCTTCATTAATCCGTCTTTTTCCACGCACCCTATTTTTATTCCCCATTTCCTCAAGTAAAGGAAGTCTGTCAGATAATTTAGATTTATTCATGCTTAAAATTTATGTGTTATTTTATGATATTAAATTAAACTTAACCACATTTTTTTGGCTTCTTCTATATCCATGATGCCCAATTTAACACCAAGGTCAAGCCATGTACTCAGGTCATCTACCCCTGTATTTCTGTTAAATATGTCAAGGATATCTTCTATTACTTTTTTATCAACTTTATCAATAGAGTCTTCAGCAGAGCCTTCATTAATTTTTCTGCGCCTTGACTCATGCACACCGTTTTTTATTAAAGGAAGCTTACCCGGTAATCTTATCAATGCCTTTTTATTTTCCTTAATTCTTTGCTGTTTTTTGGATTCACCAAATACAGCCATTGTAGCTTTGTCACCTCCTGCTCCACCATCCCAATATATTTCAATCTCTGCACCTGTCATATCTTCTACTTTTATCACAAAATCTTTTGCACTAGTATCCCAGTAATGTTTATATCCAAGCGATAAAAACATACAAAAATCGCTTTCACTACTGAATTCTTCAGCTTTATCAATACCATTCTGATCACCTACAATAACCATTGCATCATCATCACCCCCTGTTTGTAAATCAACCCATTGACCATTAGGAACATCTTTCATCAATGAATTCATTTGCTTGGAATCCCATCTTTCTTTATAATCTTTCAACATAAAACCAACTGGTTCAAGTGACTCCTGAATTATTCGTGCATGATTTTTCATAATTTGTTTGATTTAAAATTTATACTTATTAAATTATATATTGGATTGGATTATTGGACTATTGCCCTGCCGTAATAAGTTGTAGTAATCAACATATTGGATGTACTTGCGGTATCCAGATTTTGTAAATCATACCGATTGATCAAATATAAAAGCCTACGTGCATAATAGCGGTCTGTTGCATATCCGCAATATTTAAGTCCATATGCCCATTTTGTATAGTCTTTCCCATACGCAAACAATCCGGAGTATCGCTTCATCGCTTTTATCATATCTGAATGATCTCTAAAAGATTCATAGACAGTTTCATAGCTTCGAAATTTTTCAGCTTTCAAATCATCATCAGCTCTCACATACTTACCCTTCCACCCATATGCTTTTATGCCAAAATGATTATTTGACTGCTTACACAATAATGAATTCCCATAACTGGATTCAAGGATGGCCTGAGCCATTATGATACTGGCCGGAATTCCATTTCGTTCCATCTCATATACCGCAATACACTTAAATTCATCTATATATTGAGGAATTGTGAATGAAGAATCTGAATAATCTTGGCTATATCGTTCTATCAGATAATCAGAAATCGATATACTGTTATTTTCCCATGTATCTTCTCTATTTGATGAGTCTAGTATACCATCTCCAAATCGAAATAAACAGAAAAATATAGTTAATATTGCCTTGTGGTGCATATTTGTCTATTTTAAGTTAATATGTATAACGGAATTAATCCTATAATTTGATAAAACTATATTTTCGCCCGTATGTCTGTAGCATGGAATCTACGATGTCAGTCGATATAGGGTTATGCACGATTTCGCTTATATGCTTACACATTGGATCCAGAATTCGATCATATTCTGCCTTAATGCTAGTATTAAGCAAAGTTAATCCATCCGTGTTAATTGTAATCGGTATATCGTGTGTATAAAGAACCGCCAATTTTTTGGCTAATTCATCATATGAAGAAACACTTTTAGTCATATAATTGGATGTCGGACATACCTCTAACGCTATAGCTTGATCTGAAACAATTCGCATCGTTTCCTCATCATCCGCAATGTTAATCCCATGTCCAATTCTATCAATCCTTATATCTTTAACTAAATTCAGGACTTCTTTGTATCCATTGGTTTCCCCGGCATGAACAGTTACACCCAATCCATGTGCTTTTACATATTCAATCGCTTTATAATGATGGGATAAATCATCATCGTTACTATACCCGGCGATATCAAATCCCACAACTCCATACTTTGAATAAGTTACAGCTTTTTCAGCTATTTTGAGACTCAAAGATTCATCAAACCGTTTGGCTGAGCACAAAATGATTCCAATCTTCATCTTGTAATATTGCATTGCCTTTATTGCCCCGGTACACGCATTCGTGATTATGGCATCAAGGTCTAAGCCGCCCCCGACATTTCGGTACATTGGGTTAAACCTGATTTCCAGTAAGTCAACCGAACATTTGGTATAAGCCATTGCGGCAGACCTGATCACTGATTTTTCAATTGCATCAGTTGATGATTGGATGGTTTCAATTAAGTCAAATTTTTTTAAATATTCGGAATGATCGATTCTATCATGCAATGAATATGCATCCATAAAATCATGATGTGTTTTATATGGCATTTTAATTCCTCGTTCTTTAGCCATTTCCCATGTTGCCAAAACATCAAATGATGAACCTAAATGAAAATGTAAATCAGTATACATGATTATTCGCTTTAAAGTATATTAAATTATACTTAAAATCATCGAGGAGTTTTGCTTTTTTAAAAAATCAAAGCCCGTTTTATTCAACGGGCTATAAATCGATTTATATATAGGGTGGTTTATCAATATTCAGATTAGTTTATTTTTCTCTAATTAATATACCAATTTTACCTTTCTCAACTGATGGATCATCATCACCTTCATATCCAAATTCTTCCAAGGCATTATACATTTGCTTAAATATATGGCCATCGCTATCATCAAAATCAATTTGAGCCGGATATTTGGCACTAAATTTATCATTTATCGCTTCTGCTTTATCTTCATCTCCTTCATTTTCTGCATCTACATAATCACCCCACATCATATCAGCTACATCAGCTTCATCTTGAGTTTTGGTTATTACTATCATATCGCCATCTTCCCCAAGCGGAAATGCAATTAAACCCAGGTATTCAAAAATTTCGGTTACAATCCCATAAATATCAGAATAATTCTCATCAAATTCAAATTTATGGTCTTTACCTAACAATTCATATGTTACATACTCTCCGGCTTGTTTTTCTTCCAGTAAAGGTAATCGTTTTATAGATTTTTTAGATTCAAATTCATCATCAGGATCAATTAGACCATATTTAATAAAATATTTGTCTAAATCCCAATCAGTATCCCATCCTCCGGCTATACCCATTCTTATATCAGCTACAGCTTTTATATCTTCTCCTTTTAAATCGATGGCTAACCATATCGGATAATTACCTAAATCTGCACTATCATCATCTATATAATAATAAACTGTAACATCAGAATGATTAATATGTTCATCTAATTCATTTTTAAATCCTTCCCCGTATATTTCTTCAACATCTTTTTCATTGCTTGTTGGAGACAAGCTATAATCACCCCCATATTGCATGAACAAAATAATCCCATTTTTAGCAGCCTCGGCCACCTGATTGTAATATTTACTTCCTTCAATGCTTCCAGGGTTGAATTTTCCAAGACCAACTGCTGATTTTAACTCATCAGGTGTATTTGATTTTATAAATTCCATAATTTTATATTTTGTTTATAATTCGTCTCTTAAAATATTCAGCTGCATTTTTTCGTAATATTCATTATATTGGACTGAACCCACAGGGTATTCATCTGTTATTTTTGCAAGATCACTACCAGATATTTCTTTGCCATCAACAAGCAATTCAAGCGTATAAGTGGTAAAAGTTAATACTTCTACCCTTTTTTTCATTATATCTGCTATTCCTGCACGGACTTCTTCATTAACATCATTTTCGCTAGGTTCTATATCTGATTTCTCAGGCCATTTATCCTCATTGATTTTACCTTTAATCCGTATTTTCTCAAGTACAGGTAATCGCTTTAATTTTAGATTTTGTTTCATGCCTTTCTAATATTTGGACTCTATATAACAAATGACATTTTGAATTGAATCATGGATGCTTTTGATTTCACCAGTCGGTGATTTTTCAAATGTTTGAATTATTCCATCATGCTTCTCGATCTCAATCCTGAACAAAGGATTATGGATTGACTGTAAAACCGATATATGGCGGTCAGATTCTCGATATATATATCGGTTTACATCTGCGAAATGCTTAAGATTCACAAACTCGTTTGTTTGTTTGTTCAATGGCTTTTTATCCATCTACGTTTTAAATCTTATCTTTTTGTCAGGTGACGCTTCATTTTCCGCCTTTCCTGAATTTTATCAGACAGGGTTATCCCTAATTCAGCAGCTGCGCTTTCTGCATCCATATCAATACCAGCATCTTGTAGCATTGTTTCCAATTCCGCTTTTGTAATTTCGGTAATGCCTTCAAGTTTCTGCTTAATTACTGATAAATCTACAGGTGCTGCACCTGCTTCTGCACCTTCTTCTTCAAGTAAAGGTAAACGCCTCATCGGTTTATTGGTGCGTTCATGCATACGCCTCATCTTATTGGTGCGTTCATGCATACGCCTCACCCGGTGATTTATTGCACGCCTACGGCTTTCTTTGATTCCACGTTTTTTAATTTCTTCTTCTACCTTTGCAATCAAATCAGCATTGGCGGCTTGAGCTTCCGGTGATGTAGTCAGGGTATTAGAATATTCAATCAATTCATCATCGGTCATATCAGCAAGTGCTTTTTCATTCTGCTCATGTATCCGCCTTCTGCGATTCATTATAGATCTCTGGCGTTCATGCATGCTATTATACTTGTGATTGATTTTATATCTGCGATTTTCTTTCAGATTTGGATCATCTTTGTATTTTTCGATGATATCTGTTACATCCTCATCAATCAATCCAGCTTTATATAACTTCGTATAATAAAGTGGGTTTGCTGTAAGGTGATCATTCGCAATTTTTTTGGCTTCTTCCGGATCAGTGGTATGTTCCATTTCGACCCTTTCGCCTAATTCCAGTTGTAATTTATCAAATTCTGCCATGATTATATAGATTATGTGATTAAATTAATAAACTTATTTATTTAATTGTTTGATATTATAAATTTTTCCATATTCAACCAAAATCATTTTATTATTTATTGCATCATTAAATCCATGAGACATATTAGAATTAAAGCAATAAAGTTTTAGTGAGCCAATATATCCTACATATTGACATGGATGCATTTTATGCATCAATTCATCAACGAGATAATCCCGATTTAAAGGGGAAAGCAATTGCAGTAGGTTCACCAGACAGACGTGGTGTTGTAGCTACTTGTAGTTATGAAGCCCGTCGATATGGAATTAGATCAGCAATGTCTTCCTATATAGCAAAACAAATGTGTCCTTCCCTCATATTTGTAAAACCTGATCGCAACAAATATGTAGAAGCTAATTCAATGATGCGGGAAATCTTTGATTCATATTCAGAACTCGTTGAATTTGTAAGTATTGATGAAGCTTATATAGATGTTACCCACATAGTTAAATCTATGGATTCAGCAATCCAAATTGGCCAAACCATAAAAGATAAAATTAAAGAGCGAATAGGGATTACGGCATCGGTTGGTATATCTATCAATAAATTTTTGGCCAAAACTGCATCAGAATTAAACAAACCGGATGGTCTTACAGTCATTCAGGAATCTGAAATCGAATCATTTCTGGCAACTTTGCCAATTGAAAATTTTAGAGGAATCGGTAAGCGAAGTGTAAATAGAATTAAAAACCTTGGTATTTTAGATGGTCAAGATTTAAAAAGATTGTCAATCCAAGAATTAGAATCTATTTTTGGATCTAAAAGAGCCGGATGGTTCTATAATATAGCGAGAGGGCTTGATGATCGCCCCGTAAATCCTGAATCCAGAGATCGCAAATCTATCAGCGTATCCAAGACCTTTGATTATGATTTATTTGATGATGAAAGAGCTTATATAGGATTACGTGAAATCGTAGATGATATTTGCGAAAGAATGAAAAGGCGGGAAATAAGCGGTAAGACTATAACGGTAAAAATTCGATACAATGATTTCACGAATCAAACCAGATCAATGACAATCCTAACAAGGTTTGATACTCGTAAGATCATGATGAAATCAATTTTGGAGCTTTTAAAAGCTGACCCCTTAAAGAAGCCTGTCAGATTATTTGGGGTTAATGTATCAAATTTGATCGATGAATCGTGGGCAATCTATTGATTTTATTTTCTATGCTTACCATTCTTGGGGTGGTCCAAATTGAATTTCATAAGATGTTGCTATATTACCAGCCGATAATATCATACGCTCATGTTTATCAAAAAATGGGGATAAAGCTGATTCAAATTCAGCTTCACGATCATATCTTTCATGGCTTCCAGATTTACTACTTATACTAATCCAAGGTCTTTCATCAGAAAATCCAAATTTAGTAAAAACCTCAAATTTTGATTTTGGAGAAAATGTAGCGTTTATTGCATTGATGATGTCTTCCATCATATCATTATAATTATCACGAATATAAGCACGAGCTGCTTCAAATGATTCCAATTTTTTTATTGATTTATCATATTCTGTTTTACTATCTTTATATAATGAATCAATACCCTGGTTGCCAAACACAGAAACTTCTATATTATCATACTGATCTTTTGCTTCTAATAGCGGTAATCTTTTTGATTTCTTTGTTTCCATGTTTATAAATTTTTAATTTTGTCCTTTAAATCTTCAGCATTAACTTTTATTGTATTTGCAAAATATTCGATAAATTTATTATCAAATACAGGAGAATCCGAACGTACATCACGCCAAAATGATTCGGCTGATTTCATGAATTTGTCAACAGATGCTCCGGCTGCTATTATGGGTTTTAACAAATCAATATGTGCTTTAGGTATACTTTCCCATGATGTATCACTTGGATTACGAGATAAGAAATAATGAATAATGTTTTCATCTCCCATATTTCTTTCAATCACGTTTAAGCTGAGGCCAGGTATACTCAAAACGGTATTAAGCGATTTCTTCCTAATATCTGGAGAAAAATCTAACACATTGTTTATCCAATCTAAAAAGATATTTGAATAAGATTCATCATATCCTATATTTACATCATTGATATCTTTTAGATTAAAATATCTATTATATGCTTTTATTTTTGCATCTGTATTGTCATCCAATTCATCCCAGAAGAATCTGTTTATTATAACATTTGCGTCTATATGAAACTCAGTCTCAATAACGCCTATATCATCATTTGTTAATGCTTCCTTCAACTCCTCGTTTTGACTACCTTTTATATCGACTTCCTCACCACGATTTACATTAAAATATTCACGATCAATTTCTTGAAATTGAACAAAATATCTTGTACCGCTACCTATTCTATCATATCCTTCATAATACTTACCGCTATCTGTATCTTCAGCAAAAAAGATGTCACAATAAACATATGCTTTATGCCTATACACCCTTACGATATCAGTATTAACCGTAAGAGCTTCATTGAACTTCGATACCTTATTACTTTCTTCCAGTAGTGGTAGCCTATTTAATTTCTTTCCCATCTTATAAGTAGTCTTTATACACCAATTCTTTAGCAAGATCGAAGATTTGACTTTCTCTTCGGGGGTCGGTTCTAACTGCAATTCCATCTATACTGGCACCCACATGATCCATCATAATCCCAAATTCTGTCGAATTTTCAGATAATTTTAAATCCCTGCTTAACGCAGATTTTAGATCAGCAAAATTGAAATCGGTTTGTTCTGAATCCATATATTGCTTTAATGCTTTAGCTATAAATTTTACATCAACTGAAGCGGCTTCATTCAATAAAGGAAGTTTGTCAGGTAATCCAGATTTTCTCATCTTATTGTCTTATAAAATTTCAACTTCATATTTAAATCCTTTAGCTTTGGTATTAGCTAAGGCTTTTTCTATCTTATCCTTCAATTTATCAAAATCTTTTGCCTTTACTACCCGTCCTATTTTACCAAAATCTCCATAAAGAGCTGCAGCCGCTATGTTTTCTCCCATGTGTCTGACAGCATAAGTTAATTTTAGATGATCATACTCTTCAGTTGAGAAAAATTCCTTAGCTTCTTCAACCGCAGCCTGAGCAGTCCTTAAACTTGGAAATATTGCAAATTGATATATTGATGTTCCTCCTTTTTCTTTATCGCTTGTAAATATTACAACCAAATGAGGCTCTCCTGAAACATCTCTGGCCTCGAGGATTGGAAATTTTTCGATTTTAGCTTTAAGGTCATCAAGCCCTATAGTTTCGATAGTCTTACCATCTTTATCCGTAACAATCAACTCCTTACCATCCCATTTAAATTCAGACTCAGCATCATACGTAGATTTAAACCATGCATTAATGGCACTTATCTGCTCGCCATATATTTCATCAGACTTTTCCTGTTCATTCAACTCTCCCCCAACTTTTACTCTTTCACCATCTTCGGTTTCCCCATATGTTTCAAGTGTTGCCATATTGACATCACCGGGGTCTTGTTCTAGTAAATCCATGTATTCTTCGGTTTCCAATATATCCGAGAATTCTTCTTCAAAATAAGAACCACTTGTAGATTCACCAGTTACAAAATACCTCGCATAATCTCCATCCTGTTCTTTTATTTCATCAGATGGTTTAAGCCTTTTAAACACTATCCCATATTTGTCACCCCCAAAATCAACTTGAGCCATTTCACCAGCTTTATCAATTGATACTATAATACCATATCCTTTGTTAGATGAAACATCTGATACATATACTGCATCACCCACTTCCCAGTCGGTATCCGTTTTTTCATTCAGATACTCATAGATGGATTTAAGCTTTTTACTGCCTATTATAACTTTAGATTCATTAAGCACTATATTGATCCATGTTTTGCCCGGATAAGCCCCTAATATAGCCCTCTCATTATTTTGGATAATAGTATAAATTGTTTGAATTTCATCATCCGTAAGTTTTCTACCTTTATGGTTGCTTTCAATTGTAATCCCTAATCCATCATCTTTTAAATCAGGATCTATAATTGTATATCCAAGTAATTCATAACCTTTAGTATCCATCACATCTTTGGATTTAAGGATCTGCTGTACGCTTTTATATTCCATGATTTTTAGATTTATACTATCAATTTATTTATTGGGCTTTATAGAGATCGTACCATTTAGCTTTAAAAGAATCAAGCTGTGCTTTAACTTTGTTGATTTTTGCCTCAGCAACTTTGTTCTCCTCCATCAGCACAATAGCCTCTGAAAGCGCATTAATTTGATTTAATACGTCAAGACCGGGTATTTCCAGTTTAAGAATTTGCTTTTCCCTGTCCTTAATAATTTTGATTTTTTCAGCATCAGACAACTCAATAACTTTTCCATCCACATATTTGTAAGCAGGAATTTTCTTTACCATATCAAAACATTGCAAATCCGTATATGCCTCCGGTGCATTTTCCTTTATCAATATATCACCCTCTTTAGGCTGTGTAAAGGCGGATGTAAAAGATTTAATCACATAACCGTCTTGATTAACCCGTATATAATGATTATACCCCTTATTCCCATCTATCATTATTTGGGGTTTATCAACTACTTCTTTTGTTTTCTTTTTAGCCATATCTTTAAATTTAAGACATACAATTTATATCATTATACTTCTGCGACAGCTTCCCAAAAAAAGGATCTTTCTCTATACTCATAAGTGCTATGTAGCAGAAGATCAAAAAATGCCTCTATTCCATATTCATCATTAAAATTTATATAATCACCCCCCACTAAATTAAAATATTCAGATCCACCGGAATCATTCAAAATCGAATAATCATAACCAGGAGTTGTGACAAAATCTAAATTTTTGGTGTTTAATGTTCCTACAATTCTTTTTGGTGTCTGAAATGAATGATATGCAGATAAAACACGATTATATGTAGCATTATATCCAGTAGTAAAAATCACTACACCGTTTTCATAAAATCTCTGACACAATATAAGTTCTGCCCCATCTTCTCGTGGAATATGGGGAGTAGATTCAGTACCTTCCACGACTTGTGTAGCCGCAATCTCTATATATTGACCGATTACAAATGCATTAACTGACATAGCAGCTGCAAAATCAATTGAAGTAATATCTGCAATATCATCAGATACAACAAGTGTTACGCTTAATTTATACCAAGATTCTGGTGTATATGAGCCATCAGATGGTAAATATGCATATACGACTGAAGTTGATGAATATGATGCCCTGATAAAAACTGAATCAGCCCCAATAACACTAACATTAGTTTTTATCCATACTGAAAATGTAAGCGTTTTACCCACATATTTCCCGTAATCTTCAGAAGGAACTTGTTGTATAATATATCGACGATCTTGATATCCAAGATTTGCAATATTGTCATAATTTTCATTTATAGTTTTTCTTAAACCATTTGTATATCCATCCATCTCACCCGGTGAAATAGCCTCATTAATACTGGCTATAACGGGGCCTGAGCGATAGGCGGCTGAAAATTGCCATCTATCAATTACATATTTAATACTTGATACCGCAGTTACTTCCCAAGGCTTTACCACACCAAATTCTCGGCCATATTGATTTATTCGAAAATAAGGATTTAACAAATAATTAGTCTTAATCTCAGGAGTTAAAGATTGTAAAGGCTTTATGATGCCATCACTATCTTTTTGTTTTAAAACTCCGTCTGAACTGGCAAATAAAGCTACATGATCCACATCTGGAGTTAGCACATCACCATCGCTTATTTTTTTATTTACTAACATATCAAATTAAATTTATTCACATTTATTCTGCAATAGCTTCCCAATAAAAAGATCTTTCCTGATAAGGATATGGTGCAAGATAAAGCATTATCAGTAAACCACTTTCATCACCAACACCTATAAAATCACCACCTGCTAAATCACGTTCTGTAGCTGAACTTGGTACATAAGGCTCAATCAAAATCGAATAATCATGATTAGGAAATGTTGTAAAACTTAAATTTTTTGTATTTAATGTTCCTACAATTCTTTTAGGGGTCATAAAAGAATGATACATCATTAAGTGCGTATTCAATGTAGAATTTTGCGTACCAAGCATAATTGTTTTACCATTTTCATAAAATCTCTGGCATAATTTCATTTCTACCCCATCTTCTCGTGGAATATGAGGGGCTGGAGTATTTCCTTCTACAACTTGTGCGGCTGCAATTTCAATATATTGACCAATTACAAATTCCATCGAATTTATAGCGGCTACAAATTGGATTGAAGTCGCTCCAACTGGTATCGTAATTGTTACGCTTAATTTATGCCAATTACCTGGTACATAAGATTCAGGCATCCACGCATATTGAGCATTTAAATTCGTAAATGCAAGCAAATAATGGGAATGTAATGTATTGGATTCAACATTAGACCTAAACCATACTGAAAATGTAAGCGTTTTACCCTCAAAATAACTAACATTCTCGGCAGGAATTTGTTGTACAATATATCGCCTGTCTGCTGTACCAAGATTTGCGATATTGTCATAATTTTCATTAATAGTAAGCCTCAATGATCCTGTATATCCTGGCATTTCACCCGGATAAGCGGATGGAATGACTGATGGAATGACTGAACCACTACGCAATCCTGATGAGAAATACCACCTATCAGTTGCAAACGCCTGACTTGTAATTTCAGTTACTTCCCAGGGCTTTACCCCATCAATTTCACGTCCTCGTTGATTAATCCGAAAATAAGGATTCAATAAGTAATTAGACTGAATAGAATTTAAAGAATCTAAAGTTTTTAGAGCACCACTATCATCTTTTTGCTTTAAAACCCCATCCGTGCTAGCAAACAAAGTTAGATGATCTCCATCAGGGGATAAAACTTCAACATCCGCTATTTTCTTTTCGTATAGCATTATATGTCTATATAAATTTCACCATTATTTATTATGGTTCCTTCGTTTATCATACCCCTGTTTTTTAAATAGAGCTGTCTATATTCAGGTATCATAAAAATTTCACCACTAATAACTTTCCATTTATTTCCATTATCAAGTGCCGACACATATTCAAGTCTACTTATTGATAAAGAGTCCTTAAATCCAAGGTCACCATCCTCGTTTATATATAAAATTTTATCAGAGTTCCCAATCCCATAAACAGCTTCAGACAAATAATCAAAATTTATAGACGGAGATTTTATGACTAGTTTATTGGATGTATTGAGGATTACAAATTCACTTAATGTATCAGTTGTATCAATTATAAGATCTAAATATCTGGATGGGGTCAATGTAGATACAGAATTCCCGATAAACCTAAATGTTGTTGATTTTAAAATAGCTTGATTTAAAAGTTGATCTGAGCTATCATGCTGTAAAGTAAAAAGTGTTGACAAATTGATCAAAGACGCTGAAAATTTATTCCCATTTTCATCGTATTTAATCCAGAAAGTATTATATGATATCGCTGAATTTTTGGTTCCTCTATATTTAAGACCTAATTGGGCAAAAAATTCATCTTGTGCATTAGCAACACTTTCAGGTATTAGGTTTGCAATATATAAACTTGTATTATATAGCATTTTCCTATCTACACCCAAATACATTTGATAAAATGATGTTTCAACAGTCCCGGTCTTCTTTAATGGTGATATAACGTCTGCACCTACATCAGTAGTTTCAAATAATTTAAAGCGATTAGATGGAGTAACTCCATCATTATAATCAAACAAATCCTTGAAAAACAGATTAAATGTACTTTCATCAAATGAAAATTCATATCTATATTTCAAAATCCCACTTTCCAGATATACTTTAAAATAATCGCCTGATACATCAATTACGATATCAGATTCCCGATGAATAGGATCAATAATTGGATCCCCGTCATTTAAGTTTACATCTACAAAATAAATGATAGATCCTTTGTCACCTTTTTGACCTTGCAATGTGGCACCCGGAAATCCCTGATTCCCACTATCTCCTTTTTCACCTGCAGGGCCACCGCCATGAAGCAATATTTGTTCAAAATTATATTCTACCTTATCAAATGCTTCCGGTATTTTGTCAGAAGCTACTATTTTTTTTAAATTCAATATCCCATATTCTATTCCCATATGTTATTTATTCTAATTTATTTAAGCTTTAACGCAAGAGTTAAAGATAAGGAATAAGGTAATCTATTACTTTTAAAATAAGTAACATTTATAAAATCACCCGATTCTTCATATTTTAGCCCCAGTTCAATGAATCCACGATCTAATAAATTACTGAGTGGTTCAGTTGTAATTGATGTTGTATCTCCTTCAACTTTTCCATATATTTTGATTCTAGATATCTTATATGCTTTTGATACATTAAGCTTTGTATATTCATATACAAAATCCTGACTATTTATATAATAATCAGACATGTAATTGTTCAAGTTTGTCTTCAAATTATCAGACAAATAATCGGATAACAGCTTGGACTTGTCAATACTAATCATAATTTTAGATCCATCATCCGTTATTACGCAATTGTCACCAAGTCTGATTGTCACTATGTCTTCAAGTACCAAAACATTAGTGGCTAAAAAGAATTTAGATTCTTCAATATTAGCAAGCCCATGAATCTGATTACTCGTTAATTTATCAACAAATTGATTATAAATATTAGGATACCAGTTTGATAAAAAGATAGAATGATCTGATTTTTTCCATATCCCAATCTCACCTATACTTTCATAAATTGGATTCGTAGATTTTAAGATTACTGAATCTGAAATTTTATGACAATACAAATTTAAATATCCGGTTTCATCATATCGTATAAGTTCAGTTTTTGTATGATATAAAATGTCTGAATCCGGTTGAATCTTTATCATTATATCATCAACCTGATCTACTAATTCAATTACCCCATCCATGTTTACAACCCAATTGGTACCATCATATATAAAAGTAACTAAATCTCTATCCATGAAATTATTTGGCGTATTTTGAATTAAACCAGTAACGCCGCCTATCAGACTAGAATTCATATACCCTTCAAATTTCCACACATCTTTAAATTTAGGAGCATATAAGCCTGAATATCTATATAAGATGTCTTTAGATTCCCTTTCTTTTAATACAATCTGGTCAACGCTTTCCTCTGAAAGTCCAGGGATTATAGCTTTAGATTCCTCAATATAAAGTTCTTGTTTTAAGTTAATTGTTTGATTTTTTATAATTTTAATTGCCTGAATCCCAATATCCGATATGATATCAATTCCTTTATTTACAACATCATGCATGTTTGCAAACGACAAATAACTCCTTAATCCTACATAAGAGTTATAACCACCATCCTGATGAAACCATATTAAACTTTCACCTTTAATAAAAGGTAAAACATCAACTGGATTAAAAACATCTTCAAAATCATAGACCGGATGATTCATATATAAAAGACCGCTACTTTTTAGATTAACTCCTTTATCAATTTTCTTTAATATAGTTGAATCTGTAAAATCTGACCTTACAATGAATGCACCTAACAATATCTGCATTGCATTTGTCATTAGCAATAGTCCATTATCATTTAGTGCAATTAACCGTCCATATGCACCATTTTTAGTCATATTATAGATTGACCATGCGTCTTCTTCTTTAAATTTTAATTCAGTAATCCCATAATTGCCAGAATCATCGATTGTAAGATGCATCATGATGCCCCTGAATGATTCAACCAAATTATCATCCTGATCCTTTATAGGCCTTCTAATAATCGGATAATTAAATTCAATTCCATACGTATAATTACCAGATTCATATCGCTTTAAGCTATTCATCATGTATAAATATGAATATTCTCCATATGGAAACGGAAGATTCAAATCAGGTAAAATCTTATAATCATCAAGTATAACATCAATAACTAATACAATTGTTTTATTTGATGAATTAACTAAAAACCTTGAATATAATTGCTTATCCGTATAACTAAGACTGCTTTTCTTTATATTAATAACAGATGAGTATTTATAATCTGTTAGGTCTTCATTACTTGTAAATCTAACTTTATATCCTTTAAAAAAGACCTCGTATGCAATTGCTGATACTTTTTTAACGATTGAATATCTGGTATAAGGCGGTATATCAACGATGTAACCATCTACATGGACAAATTTACTTGGTATAAAATAATGGTCAAAATAAGTAGGATCTGCTAAAAATCTATCCTGATCAAAAGGTTTAAACGTATAATAATTAAATGTTTTGAGATCCGTAATGTCACTTGATTCCGGATAACCTGAGATATATGCCCATTCATGCGTAAATTTAAACGCATTATTAGTTGCATCAATAAATGATGAAGTAAAGTTATTGGATCCAAAAGATTTTGAAATATTCAGCCTATACAAATTATCCCGGCAATCAGAACCCATTACCCATTTTGTTATATATGGAATGAGCTTAGAATCCATCACATTGTTAGGCAATTTATTTTCTTTAAGTCTTGTGTATTCCGTACCACTTTGATTTAGGAATATCTTAGATTTATTTTGTAATTTTAACGTATCGATGTTAAGAGGCTGTGATTCAAATGCATTAAAACCTTGAAATCCCAAAACTTCCTCATCATCTTCATATAATTTATCAATTACAACTGGATTTCCTCTAATAATTTCATAATCAGTATCAAGATTACCGACAAAATCTGGATTCGTTAAATCATATGTGATGCCTTCATATTTAAGCATTGGATTAGAGTCTCCGTCTGCTTTGAATAGTTTATATTGGTGTCCACTTATAATTTGTTTAACGTTAAAATATTTAGAATACTCAGACTCATAAGCAATTGAATAACTTGATATATCAGTTTCATAATCAAAATCAGATACATCATAAACATCAAAAACGCCAAATTTTAAGCTTGCTCTATCAAACAATTTTATAGCCCCTGTCTTAAATTCTATAAGCCCATTTTGTTCAGGAATTGAAATAACTTTATAATTATCAAATCCATTATATTGATTTGCAAAGCCTTCAGAATTAAAGACAGGCTCATCCGCATAATATACAATGTCTTTTATTTTAGAATAGCCGTTTTGTGTTTTTATATAAAAAGAATTATTGATATGACTGATTAGATCTTTATCCACCTTAGCTCTCACGCTGCTTAATGCAGTTCCGCCAGACATCTGATTATACAAAACGCTAATTTTAGTATCATCGCCCGATGTCATATTAACTGCAAATTCACTAACATCACCTGTGATTCCTGATTTTATAATCACATAATTATCATTGGTAGTTACAAAAATAGGAATATCACCAATCACGTATTTAATAGCTTTAGCCATCGCCTCAGCTATTTGGGCAGTGGTTCCATATGGATAAAAATAATAACCTAAATTATCAGCTTCCTGATATTCACCCACATAATCAGGTAAATGATCACCTACTATAGTTCCATACACTCGGTTATTATACTGAATCGCAATCCGATAACCAAATGACATTTCTCCATTTACTCGTATAATCGCATAAGAAATCCCATTATCTTCTAGCTTATCAGCCTTAACATTAATAGAATCATTAAATCCAGAAAGCCTTGATATATCAAAGCTTTTGGTTTCTATATATAAAGAATCAATTGATTTTGTATTATTAATTTTCCAAATTTCATTTTTTACATCCTTAATGTAATAATAAGAGGCTTTTTGCCCAATATCTTGATATCCAGGAAAATATCCGGTTATACTGCTTGTATCTATACAGACTTTAATATCAGAATTATATTGACGTGAATGATTGTTAGGAACCATTGACTTATCCGCATAAATATCAGGATATAAACCATGTTTTGAAAACATTGCGCCAGAATCACAGCTAAAATCAGCCAGATCTAAATCATCTACATATAATCCATAATACCGATTAAAACTATTTTCATAATCTGAATCATTGAATAAAAATTCAAGATTAATTAAATTACAAATAACTAGACTGTTCCGTTCAAATCCTTGTGAAATATGGCGGTCTAAGTTTGTAACCGAATACTCGGATTCAAAGAATTTGGGTGTTCCTTCTATTTTTTGACAAATTGAACCAGTTTGTATACTAATTCCTGTATATTTAATATTTTGCCCCTCAAAATCCACATAGATCGGTTCTTCCGTGTATGCTGAATCGTTTAAATGTTTCCTTAAATATTGACCAATTACAGATGCTTCGGAAAGATCAAAGATATGAACAATCTGAGATTTATGAATTATATGCTGCTTAATATTACCTACCAAATCATTAATTTCAAAATTAGGATCATCCATTACTACATATCCATCACCATTTATCAAATAATGGTCTCCATCCTCTGCATTAGCTGTAAATGTATCATTATTTACATATTGATTTGCTCCATATGATACAGTTGTATTAACTCCTATAACCCTATATTGAATTCCTAACGTTAGATGTTCAGGATTCCGGGGCTGTTCCATATGTTTGGGTCCAGGTATCCTAAATACTACAAATTTTGCAGGTATTTTACGATTTCGTATCCATAAAGGGGCAAAAAGCTTAAATTGTTCTTCAAATAAACCATCAAAATTACGGGTTACCCCATAAGTATATAAATTTTCATATTGAGCCGAATAATTCTGATGTATAATTAAATCAGAATATTGAGGAGCTAAGTAATGAGTAATAGTAGAAGGCAATCCACCATTCAAATAAAATTTACGGATGTCCTGGCCATATACGCCATCATGCTTTAGCTTAACGTTTGAATAAACAGTACCCGTTAGTTCTTTTTTAGCCTTAATAGAATCCATGTAGATTAATCCATCAAGGCTTACAACTAGCTTTAAATTAGAGGTCAGCTTAGGATTTGTTCTTACTAATAATTTGGTATCAGGTATCATGGATTAAAGGCGTTTTGGCCTTGCTTTGTACTATAATTGAAATATCAGTCTTATTTATTCCTTCATCTGCAGTTTGTACTCGCTGATACCGCCTTGTTTTATTTCATCCAGAAAAATTTTAACTTCTAATCTAGGACATTTTTTACTTAAATATTCAAGTACGCCAGCCATTCCCTCTTTACTAAACATAACATTATTAATATCTACCTCAGCCTCTATAGCTTTAAGGATTCCATCAACTTCAACATATGGTCTGGTATTCAAATAATCATAAATCCGCTTTAATAAATCTCCATTAAATTTAAATCCTCTTATTTCTTTAGATTCCTGGATTTTTGGATTTTGATCAGATTTCTGAATCCCTTCATCTGTATTTGTGTCCTTTTTTACTGTCATACTATTATAAATTTATATTGTCCAGAATCTATACAAATTATTTCAACTTGCTTAATCTTACCATTTACAGATCCTATATAAACAGAATATGGAGATTGAGCTTGAGTTCTATTTATCGCATCCGTATAAAATATAAAAGAATAAAAGGTTCCATTATCATCCAGAATTTCATGATTAAGGACAAATTTGACAGATTGACCATTTTTCCACCCATTTTCTTTATCATCTATATAAATAAAGATATCGTTATTAATCGTATTCATATTATCCCGTGCAAAGATCAAAGTATCTGCATATCCAAGCTTGAATACATTAATTTTAGCTAATAGCTGTGTTTCCCCGGTATCTAGTGTTATATCATGGATTTGAACATATTTTTGCCTTTCATTAGTCAGATATAAAGCATCTTGCTCTATTATAGCCTTCAATCCATTTCGTGCTATAACGTCAAACGAATAGGTAAGATCTACGGTTGTATTACCTCTTAAAATCTCTTCAATTGATTTTGTATTCTGCTCAATCAGATCTAATAAATCCTGATAAGTACCTTGCTCGGCCAATTTGTCCTGTAAAACCTGAATAGAAGCATCAATTGTAGCTTTATCAGTATCTGTCAGGATAAGTGATTTTACCCCATCTATTTCCTGCTGAAGCGCAATATTAGTAGTTAAAACTTTTTCATAATTTTGCTGCATTAACAAAACTTGCCCCATCGCCTCTGTAAACAATTGCATTGAAAATGTGTTATAATCATTGACAGAAACTTCAATATCAGATATTGTAGAATCTGCAGTCACATCAGATTTGAAGTTTATTTTAAATCCAAATCCATTACCGGATTCACCCGTTATAATAGATGGATTAACTTTAGCCAAAGTTTCAATTTTGGCAGCGCTTCCGCTTGTAACTACAAGGTCATTAATAAAATAAATTCCATAAAGGTTTGTAGCTAATACATCACCAGTATGTCGGTCAAAAACATCATAATAAATCGCAATTGCATTGAATTCAAATGAATTAGCCTGATCTTCAGCATTAAATTCATTAAAAGTTTTAGTAACTCCATGAGATTCAAAATATGCATAATCAGATTTACTAAAATCTACCATAACGCCATCAAGCCTTGAGCGATAATACGTAATGGTTTCTAATGTATCAGGATCAGTTCTGATTATTTTATCAGTTGATGGATCTAAAAATGACTCATCCGTATAATAGGCATTTATAGCATTAGCCGCCATATTTTGAAACCATATGGGCTGCAATGGATCATCATTTACCAAATAATCATATGACCCCAAAGGAACATCTGAATCATAAAATGCATTAACCCTTAACCCATACATGGTAGGATTGTCAGATTCATCTCTACCTGCAATATATTCGATATCGAGATTTCCTGATTTCCTGATGGTTTTACCTGGCGAATAATTAGCATCCTCTACTGTTTTAAACAATACGACCGGGGTGCCACCATTTTGTGTCGGAATATAGATATAAACTTCCCTGAAAAAATTTGCGTTACTTTTATGAAATCCAACAATATCAATTTCACCAATATATCGAATTACACGATCATAAGCTAATTCGGATCCAGCTCCATTATTATTAAATTCTTCCACATATTTGACACCTGCAGTTGTAGATGTTTCATTTCTACCCATTTCAGCCTCAATATATCGAATTGCCCCTATTTCTTTCAACCATTTAAAAAACATACGTTCATTAACGGTTAAAGCTGCATTAATATCATGACCGTCCTGATTTGTTATTAATGTCTCAAAATTGAGCAAATAATCTTGCAAACTTTCAGACAAATCAATTCTATCACCTTCAGGCGGCGGTACAGCACTAGAAAGTCCATTTGTAAAAGATCCCTCGATGTTATTAAATTGAATTGTATTTTGGCCATTTATTGATGTCTCTATATCAGGCACATCTAATAACATAAATTTTGAAAAACTGAATCCTCTTGATGCATCCTCACTATAAAGGAATAAATCCCGGTTAGCAGATTGAAACGTGATAAAAGTACCGGACTTAAACTTTTGGACTAAAGGTGTTATAGCAGACATTATACAAATTATTGGTTAACATTATTTATCAGATTAAGCTTCAAGTATTTTAGATTTTATAAAATATAGGGCTCCGAATAAAATTTGCTCGATTTTATTCATCAAATTAGATGGTGCATTTTTATAATAAACCATCCAATATGGGATATTTTTTAATATATTGTTCACATATATTTTAACTTTTGTATCATATGTAACACATTTACCAGTTTGCCTACTTGCTAACCATATGGAATATCGATATTTCTTAAGTTGTAATAAATTTCGTTTTTGAAATGGGAACAATTTTATGTAACGATATCCTGCATCAGTTTGAACTCTACAATATTTTTCAGCAAAATACACGATATCCTCTGTAATACGGGCTATTTCAAGTTTTTCTTCATCCGTATATTCCCAAATCAAACTTTTTTTACGCCATGAAACATCAGATTCCCAAAACGGATTATTACGTGGAACGTTACCACGCCTAACCTGTTTCATCAGGGATTCAATTTTCTCACTATTCCATATTCGATCGTACATCTTTATCTTTATTTGTGCTCAAACACATATCCGTCCGCTATTATTGTGTCTAAATTTATGGCATCCGAATATGGCATAAATATAATGGAAAGGTGAAAATCATCAGTATTTTCAACCAGTCTATATTTATAGGATTCAGAGTACATAAATTTAAATTCAGGCTTTAAATAATCAGATAATTCAATTGCATATAATAAATCAAAGCTATTATGCGGATTAATTCCTAAAAAAGCCCTTTTACATTTATAGCCTCTATTTTTAATAAATTCAAAAAATTGATGACCCCCGTATTTGGCATCAAATATTTTAGCTTTCATGTCTGCAGTAATAGGAAATGTAGATTTACTAATCCGTTTCCAGAATTTACTCATTTTTTCCATCATCTAATACCTAACTGTTTAGAATATTGCCGATAATTAGTACGGATCCAATCACCCAAATCACCAAGACTTGGCATTTTAACTATTGTAGAGCCGTCAATTACAGATTGTAAGATCCAATTCCCTTCAAAATCTTTTGATGTAACTGGAATAAAATCAGATGCATCTTGACCAAAGAAAATCACTTGCATCTCCTGATCCGTATAATGATAAACTTTTACCCCGGAAGCCATAAAAAATACAGCTTCATGCCCATATGACATGCCATATAAATCGACATCATTAATGTCATACGCAAAATTATAACCTCCATAAACCTTAGCAGCTTGTGTAAAATACGTGGTAAGTCCAAGTCTGCTTAAATCATTTACTCCATATTGGAATCCATCCCTCGCTATATCGTCTGCATTGTTGGTTTGATGTACAAGCCATTTCTTTTTTACAATTTCTCTAAATTCTACATAAGTCCAACTTGGTAAATCTTCAGGTGTAATTCCAATTTCTGCATAATCAGCTGATGCATCAATATGATCATACAACCAATCATCCCATTCATCTTTTATATCAGTCGGTAAATTTTCAGCATCTTCCCATTCCTCAACCTTATAGCCTTCAGTAAAATCTGGGTAATCATCAACAAAATGCTCCCATGTAAACCAATATGTTTGTGATAAGCCTGATTTTTTATCCGATTCCGACATCATAAGATATCGGCGTAGATCGTTTATGTCTCGTGCCAGGTATTCAAGTAATGGCATCCTTTTTTTCATACATTTATGACTTCATCAGTATTATAACCTGTACCTAAATATGCTAATTTTACATTATCAAATTTAGATACTACGCTGTATATATTGTGATTAAGCCATTTATCAACCTTTTTGGATGTCATTTCTTTATCCCTAATGCCCTGCATTTTCCAGTCTATATAATTAATAAAATTAACGGATAAAAAGATACGATTAGGAGTTTGATTATACAAAATAGCATCTACCAAATTTTGTTTTGAAAATGTTGCGATTCTTCGTGGCAATTTGGTAAGTGTTGTAGTTTCAGCTATAAATTCAGAATACCCGGATTCCCGTTTCATATCTTCCCAACTAATTTCAACCTGATCTTCATAAAAGGGGCCTGAATATGAATCAATTTTAGTGCATGGAATCCCGGATTGAACCTCATCCCATGTCAAATGTTTTCCATCCGTTCCAATATACTTAAATGAATGAATGCGAATCGGAAAAGTTCTTAAATTTAAACAAACATTCCCAATTACAGTAACAGGAAGCATCATATCATCCAATCCAGCTGTAACGGTGACGTTACGTGAGGTTACATACGGATACATCTTATATCCAACCGATAGGGGAAATCCCTGCCCAATTTCCAAAAATCCGGATTCACCTTTACTAAGCCTGTTCATTATTTGAATCGGTACGTCTGAAGCCGCAAATTTACATAAATCCGGATCATTTTTAACCAATACGGTATCCGGTTTCCTTAATATCTTCCTAGCCCTGCATGCACCTGAACCACTGGCTGTTGTACCGGATTTCATTGTTCCGTCGCTTTTTTTACAAGTACATCCGCCAAGATCACAGACACCTTTTTCATAATCAATGTCTGACTGACTGACTATTGCAGTATTAGAATCTATTATAAGTTTATGGGGAGGAAGCCCTATAAGTTCAATCTCTTTTAACAATGCGCTTTTATCCAATGATGCACCCTGCCCAATATAGATCGCATCCAAATTTTCATGTAAGTATGAGGCAGAAGGGAGGCATTTAAATACCATTTTCTTATCTCCATCTATTACTGTATGTGATGCATTGGGGCTATTTGTTGCACATAAAAAGCTTACATTATTAGCATTTTTAATCAAATAACTTGCAATTTTACCTTTTCCACTTGAGCCAAAAGAGGCATCTAATAAAACCGAAATTTTACCGCTAATAAAGAAATTGTTTGTCTTCATCTTATTCGTATATATATAGATGTATATTAAGCTAAATCATCATGGTTTTGCCATGTTTAATGTCAAATATGAAAAAGGCGTATCCAAATTGGTTGAATACGCCCTCATTTTCCAGCCAAGGAAAAGAAATACTTATATTTTGGGTAATCTGGTAGATTCGTTAGTTACGATGTTTTTCTTTTTCAAAATTTCAATCAAGTAGTCAGCCCCAAATCCTATACAGAGTGCCATAAAAGTTGAAATTGATACACCTATTAAGGAGTTAATGGTCAAAATTGCTACAGGTATCATGAGTAAAGAAATCCAAATCCTGTATTTGTTATCCATCCAATAATAACGAAATGAAAATTTTTGTGGTGATGTTGTTGATGTACTTTTACGCTTTATGATATCAGCAAGTACGTTAATAAGCATCCCATATACTCCAAACATCAGATATACAAGGAATTCAACAAATGTCATGTCTCCAAGTATTGCAGTTAAAAAGCCGTTACTTTCCATAATCAAAGTTTTAAGATTAAACAAAAATTATTTATCTAAACAACTGCTAATCCTCAATCTTTTCAATGTACCATTCCATTCCTATTGCCTCTTTTGCAATATCCTCACAAGACTCCAGGATTTGTTTATCTACGCCTTCGTATAATTCATAATCTTTATCCGTGAAATCTTTAAGCTCAATTTCGGCATCACAGCCTGGCCATTGAGTACTAGCTTTTAATACATATTTGTTCGCCATCACATAATTTTTACATTGTTTAATTGTTTTTGATGATATTGCACTTCTTCATCAGACAAATTATCCCAACATTCATTACAAACTACCGGATATCCATGCGTAAATGTGGATTTATCTTGCTTTTTTATAAAATATGATCCACACAATTCACAACATGTGCCATCCACCATGTCTTCAGCTATTTCTCCCATGCCTTAGATTTTGGTTCATAATTAAATACATATTCAACTGCAGACTCTCCGATATGATAGATAGTACCAATATCAATTGATTTTTTTATACGATCACCTTCAACTGATATCGTATAAGATTTAGAATAATGATTAATAATTATATGGATGCACAGATATTCAGATGCCCCAATACTTACGCTTATATTAATAACTGTAGATTCAGGATTTATAGCAATTGTAGATTTTTTAAACTGCCCTTTATTTTGTTTAATCAAATATAAATCAAGCCCATCTTCTATATTGCTTTTTTGAGAGCTTAACCGATCAACATGTTGATCAATCAATGATTCAAGTCTTTTTTTACTTTCATAGAATTGACCTATTTTATACATTTCATTACTTAGCCGTTTTTCTATTTTAGTCAAACTTGCTTTCATCATTTTTTATATTAATTCTTGATTTCCTATATTGTAAGATTTCATTAACTACCCTTTTAACTTCTTTATATGATAGCCATAAATCATCCGACATTTGTATAATATTCATTCCTCTATTCATCAACACTTCTATGTCTTTCCTATCAACTACATCCGTAGATGTCTTTTTACTACAACATATATACATAATACTGTAATTATATAATTGCTTTTGCAGTTCTTTTTGCCGTTATATCAACTTTAACGATATCATACCCAAATTCCTCATTATCGTATTGCTTCATCCTGGATTTACCCCACTTGTACATATAATTATAATGCATTTTTTCATCATCCGCTATATAGATTGACCAATCATCGATGATATCAATCCACATAAATCTGGATTTTCCTTCTTTTTTGCGCATTCCACGTCCTATAGCCTGTGAAATATTGATATCAGATTTCCTACCCTCGGCTAATACTATATTATGAATGTTTTTAACAGATTTCCCGGTTGAATATGTATCCCATGATGCTACCAGGACTTTACCAGTTCCTTCTTCCATTTTGGCCTTATAATTTTGCCTCAGATCTTCCTCAACACTTCCATCTATATAATAAACTTCTTTATCTGTAGCCTGACGTAAACCCCACATTATTTTTTTCCCATATTCAGTCTTAACATCCATATAAAAGACCAATGTATTTTGTTCAAGTTTTGATATTAAAGATATAAGCCATTTAAGTCTTATCGAAGAATCACGGATCAATTGTTGTTCATATCTTAAATTTTTTTCACCATCATCCACCCTATATCGGTGCATATATAATTCCTGTCTTTCTTTATCTGTTGCATATGATAACCTTATACACTTTATCTTAATTTCGGCTGAATAACCTTTATCCATAGTGCTCTTTTTAGACAACCTATAAACAACGGGGCCTGTTTCAGCTATCAAAGTCATATAATCTGCAGAATTGTTTTTAATTAAGGATCCAGATAATCCGCCACAGCATTTAATATTTTTACAATACGCCAGTATGGTTCTAATTGATGCCGCTTTTATTCGATGTCCTTCATCAACCAACACACAATCTATATTAGCGAAAAAGCTTGCATCCCTGTTGCTTAAAGTCTGAAAATTTCCGATAATTACGTCATATTCAGAAATATCCTTTAAACTATTTTGACCATGAACCTGACACATCTGTATATCAATCTTGGATGCTCCCCCATAACAATCAATAAATTCCTGATAAGTTTGAATTACAAGTCCTGCATCCGGTTCAATGATAAGACATTGTTTTATCCCCCGTTTCATCCTCATATATTGATAATACAAAAGCATTATATACGTCTTACCTGCATTTTGAGAGGCATCAATGAGAAAGTATCTATATTTTATAGCCTGATAAACGGCATCAATTTGGTCATCTCGTGGGACTACAGAAGATTTATAATCTATTGAAAATTTCTCACAAAAATCTTGAATTTCATCTCTAGTCAGCTTATAATCAATGATGCGATCTAAACCATCCATTTTTAAAGCGAATCCAAATTTATCGCACATCTTCTTCAACTCATACCACAGCCCTATTTTGATTTTGGTTTTATTATCAGACATGAATAAGACATCGCCATTCCACCTTGTTTTTTTAGTCTTAAACTTCCAGTCTTTTATCTTACGGGTAAAATAAAAAACAGTTTCGTCATATTCTACATCACGTTCATATTCAAGTCTAATATATTTTAAATCGTCTGTGATTTTAGCTATCATGACACTTTTCTATATTGAGCGAAATCTTTGATATAATTAAATCCAAAAATCATTTTATCAATTCCACTAATTGAATTGCTTAAATAATCGATAATATTATCCAATGTATCTATTAATAAAGCTATATTTTTGGTACTACTGTCTATTTTAACTTCCTGTTCAAGTTTATTTTTAGCCTTATAAAAATCGTTTTCACCTCCAGTATCAAGCTCAAATACTATTTTCCTTTTTAATTCTTTGATGTCTTTGTTCGCAACATTGATTAAATCCATCAAATAACTTTTGGCTGATACCAACTCTTGCCTATATGCATAAAATGAATTTTGATCTTTACCCAAATCCGCATAATCAGTAAAAAGGTGACTGAGCCTATATACCTCTTCATCAACAATATGCCTAATTGAATCAAAATTTTTGGTTAAATGTTGGATATTAATCTTCTGATTGTCCCCATTACTCTCCTTAATTTTAGATTCTATGACATGTCTTAATTTCATACGCCTTTAAATTTACCCATGATTATATTTTTTCTTAGGTCTATCCCTATTTATTCCGCCCACACGTTTGTATACTTTTTCATCTTCTTCTTCCTCTTTTTCATCTTTTTCAACCTTCTCTTTAGCTTTTTCAACCTTCTCTTTAGCTTGCACATCTTCTTTACTGATGCCTTCACCAATTACTTCAAGTCTGCCTACATCAAAATATTCAGAATCTTCTGTCTTCTGACCTTCAATCCATTTAGGCATTATTGCATATTGAGTACACCCAAAAAGATATTTGATTCTGGCAACCACTATTCCTTCAAAACCTGTTATTTTGTCTCGTGCTTTACATCCAAGTTTAATCTTCTTTTCCATTTTATTTTCTTTTTGTTAGGTTTTACTACTTAAAAACCTATATGGTTGACATCAATCCAATTTACATATCAATTTGATTATTTGCTTTATATTTGCCTTTATTCTGCTTTATTTTTACTATATTCTTCTTTTTTCTTCCGGCTTCCACATCAATTTTAATATCAACCGTAAAATCAATTTCATCCAATTCAGATTCAATGATTTGATCATTAATACCTGTAGGAATTACTTTATACTCCTCTATTAAATCATCAGATTCACACATTTTCGATATTAAGCTTATATGTAGATACTACGCCTTTCATATATTGTCGCCCAAAATCTAACAAATTAGACTCTATATCCATCAAAGTATTAAATTCTTTATGCCCCAATTTATGAATTTTTTGCCTAAATTGATTATGATACATCATATATTCTTTATAAACTTCAGCATCAAGCTTATGCGTTGCTATATAAATATTGGATATACGAGATAAAAGTTTTACATAAGTCTCATCATAATCATGAATTGAAATATTGAAATTATAAAAGCGACCAAATTTATCATTTATGTGCTTAAGATTAAGATTAAACACAAGCATCATAACTTTATCCCCAAATTCATTAGCGATGTAATCAGAACAATAAACAATATGGGTGTTTGAATTATTGATTTTGTGATCAATAGCTATTTTGTACGCATTGATATCATATAAAGCCATGACATTATAAACATCTGACTTATCTAGATTTCCTGAATACGTAGAGTTAATAATAGAGCATGACAAAATGTGCGCATTATTACGTATTTTATCCCAATAATTAGATTCAAGTTTATTTATAAAAGTTTTTCCTTTTATCATGATTCTACATATTTAGCCTGTTCACAAATATCAACATCCGAAAAATTCCCTGCATTCGTTATATCGATTACATAATCAAATTCAGAATTTTTCATGTGTGCATGATTTATTACATTAACGTGTAACCCCATTTTCTTAACCAAGGTTTCCTTTATGATGCCCAACAAAGTATTAACAACCACCGGATGTAAAGAACTAAAAATCTCATCATAAAAAATCACATTTACTCCATATTTGGACTTAAGCATTTTGGTGATCGATATTAAAATAGCCGTATCTATCATTTTAGTTTGCCCAGTGCTTATAGATGACAGCGATACTTCTTCTCCAAATCTATAAACAGATGGCTTAAATTCATTATCGAATTTAACGACTAGCGGGATTTCCAATTCATTTAATATGTAGCTTACTTCCTTGTTAATGCTTGGTATGATATTTTTTATCATGAAAGATTTAAAACCTTCATCTGATATTGAATATTCAAATAATTCCAATGCACTTTGTATCTTTTTCTTATCTTTAATTTCTTTACCGATTTCATCAATTTGAATTGAATATGTAGATATCAAAGTCTTCATATTCTCATAGCTTGATAAATCATCTTCCTTGATAGCATCACATTTAGTTTGATTCTGGGCAATGCTGATATTAATATCATTCAATCCACTATTTTTTGACTCAATCATATTTTCAATTGCAGTCATATTAGTTTTTAAAGATTCTGCAGATTGCTCCATATATTTCTGATATTCAGGATCTATTTCATTTTCTGCAGTTACCTTTAAATATTCGTTTATTTTATTAATTTTATCAATATTGTTAGTTTGTTTAGATTCTGCCTCAATTTTCTCTTTATATTTGGAATCAAGTGTTCTTTTAATTTGATCCACGGATTCTTCATATTGGATAACTGATTTATAACTCCATACCTTATTCTCATATTGAGGGTACGATAAAGATTTGACATCATCCTGCACTAAGGCTGTTTCTTTTTCAAGCGAATATAACTCTTTTTGTATTCCCGATATTTCTAATTCCAATTCGGCATGATTCTTTTTTACTTCATTAAAATTAATTCCTTCCATTTCTTTTTGAGCCACACCAATTATTTGATCAGATTCTTCGATTCGCTTCCGTATGCCCACAATCCCTTCCATATTCAACAATTCCTTTGTGTATTCGGATTCTTTAATTCTTCCATACAATTGTGACTCATTGATTTGTATTAAGATATTAGATACCATTGTATCATCTTTAGTCATCTGATTCCTGATATTGTTTATCTGATATGTCATCTTTTCCATCTTGTCTTGTATAATAGAACGATTTGATAAAGCCTTATCAAGCATTCCTTCAGCTTTTACCAATTTTTCACGACAAACATTCAATGAATCTTTATAAGACTGAATTCGCTTCGAATGATCCTGATTGGTCAGGTTAGTCCCGCATGTCGGACAATCACCTCCTTTTTCAAGCACCGCCACATAATTTTGAAATAATTCAATGTCTTTTTCTGTATCTGATATGATTTTTTTAATTTTATCCCTGGCATCTTGCATTTCATTATTTTTGACACCCAGAGACTCATATTCTTGTTTTATCGATTTTAAATTAGCTAAATTTAAGATTAAAGCATCAATTTTAACCAAAAAATCAGTCGCATGTTTAACATATTCATTATTATCGTTTACAAATTTATCCAATTTGTTATATCGATCCATTATTTGTTTAAACTCACCAAGTCTTTCATTTTTAAACTTTATAGAATCTTTAGCATCATCAATTTGATTAACCTTTTGGTTATAAGACAAGTAATCCTCTACTTTTTTAAATTCTGATAATTCTGCCTCTATTTTAGATTTTTGTTGATTAAGGGTATCAGATCCAGACTTTATACCCTTTATTTTGGAATCTATATCTTTAAATGCATCATTTAACCTTTTAAGATCATCCTGATTTACCCGGATTTCCTGATTTCCTAATATTCTTTTATATTGACCAATTTGATATTTAAGAGTTTTAATATCTTTAGTCAATATGTCTTTTTTATCATTTAGCTGCTTTAAAATCTCGATTAATTCCGCTTTTGCATCTTTAGATTTTTCCTTATATTCTGTGATCGCAGCATTATATTGAGATTCTACTTCTACTTTATTACTTGATATAGATTCTATTTTAATATTAAGCGCATCAATCTCAGATATTTTTATGTTTATATCTTTTCTGATTTCAATTAGCATTTCATTCAAAATAAAAAATCCAAATAACCTATCCCTGATATTCCGGGAATCTTTGGCATTCATTTTTAAAAATGACTTAAAATCATCAACTGAAAGCGAAATTGTATTGTTAAAAATATGGAATGGTATATCAACTACATCCTTCATTATAGTTTCCTTGGTTGCCTGAACATTACCAAAATCCTGCTCTACACCATCTTTGTGTACTTTAATTTCCTTAAGCTTACCACCTTTTATTCGCCTACCGCCAGTAAAAAATGTTTCAATAGACCAATCATGTCCGTTACTATTAAGACCAATATCAATATATCCATCACCATTTATGTGATTTGCAATTTCATCAACCGGAATATCTGAATAATCATAATATATACCCATCCCCAATATCTTGCGAATTGATGATTTACCCACGCCATTTGGCCCCATGATTTGCCATAAACCGCTTGGACTCGAATAATCGATTTCAATCAATTTGTTACCAAACGGCATGATGTTTTTAAACTTCAGATACTTTATTATCATCTTGACTTAATTTTTGTGCATTAGCCTTACCCATTTTAATCAATTCTTTTAAGTCCTGCTCAAATAAAACAGTATGACGGATGATTTCATCTGAACAAGATTTGCCCATCATGTCGCACCACAGGAATCCCTGAGGCGTTCCATATATTTGAACAATTGAAAAATATCGATTTGTAAAATTGTTCATTGCCCCAGGGCTTACAGTCTTACTACCATGCGGAATAAAATTATCAAACCAAAATTTTATACGCTCAGCAACTTCAACGGCTGTCAGCCATGTCGTATTTGATATACCGTTATCATACCATCTGGCTTTTGGCGGATAAAACCATTTCCGTTTACTTTCATATTTGATTTGCCTGGTTATCGGATGAACTACAAATTTAACCTCAGGAACATCGGTTTTATCTAACGATCTAATTGCAGAATCTATCGCATCATTATAAATGACGAGATTACCTTTTAATTCTTTAAATATAATATCCATCTTGTAAGTTTATAAATATCAAATTTTAATATCAGGAAATTTAATAGTTTTTAAAATATAGATGGCAAAGATATCAAATTGATGTCCAGAGGCTTTATTTTCATAACTGACAAAAGATTATTGACAGGAGTTAATATATTTTTACTAAATTGAATGTCATAATTAACATTGGGAGCTATTTCAATCGGATACTCACCGTAAAAGAATGAAAATGCCTCAATCGGACATTTATCTGTATAATAAAAACAAACTTTTGCCCCAGTCTTAATCATGTCATATTTTCCTTTTAATCCATGCTTTTCAAGCAAATGATTATATAGACCCGCACCTTTATAATGCGGCTTTGCCCCGGAACCAAATTCAATATTGTTAACATGCTGAATCACAAATTTTTCATAATCACCAACCCGTTCAGCTTTACAAATTTGCTCAATCGGTAAAGTCTTCATTTCATCTTTTACCTTTTTGAGCATGCTTGTAAGTTCTTCGATGTCAAGCGAATTACCCCGTTTCATAAAAAAATCAAGTATCATCTTATGCTTTTCCCTTACATAATTAGGGAAAGCTGATGATCTTGTTTCACCTCCACGTGCCTGAATTTCCTCAAATGAATCATACGATTTTCCTTTATCCCAAATCACAGATTTTACATATATCTTTTTAGCTTTCCATAAAACCCTATTACATATTTGATCCATCACCAATTTCATTGAATCTGAACCATCCTTTTTTTTCATAAATCCGTGATGATTATGGATATAAATATCACAAATCTTTTTTACATAGCTTTTCATTACCAGATTATCCAGATCAATTACAAATGTCACAAAATCCTTATCGTATTCAATCCTATCTAATAACTTGTCGGCCATTATGAAAGCGGAATCAGTATCTGCGTAATTAACAACATCAAAGTCTATGAGGCCAACCTTCCGGATTCCCATTTTTTGATGTACTTTATCGAGTTTTGGGAAAATGTTACGGAAGAAATAATTGAATGCGTTTATCGTATATTTGATAAACATTTCAGATTCTTTGGTGATGCTTTGAGCTACATCACGGTTATAATCAATAAATCCTGAAAATCCTAGCGCTCCATAAATTGAATTTAAGATAACCTTTTTTCCATGATCTTTATTCTTATACTCAACTCTGAGGTTTTTTAATCTTTGTATTTCCTTTTTTATTTCCTCTTTTGTAGGATTATCACCAAGTTTAATATACTTATGTTTTAATTCAGACATATTGAATGCGCTGTTTTAATTTTTGACTTCAATTTCATCATAATGGTTCTGAATATTTCAAATTCCTTCCCTATTTTTTCTTTAAAAATAAGCCCATTATATTTAACCTCAATCATATAAACAGGATCTTTGTCTAAAAAAATTTTGATTATATACCCATTCTTAATTTTATTTTTATCAAACATATTATAAATATCGAAAACATCATGCAGTTCATTATCGATCATCGTATATAAAAAATTATATTCCAGACCTCTATTGACCATATTGTTTTCAATCACATATTGAACAATATTGCCAGTACTTACTTTACTACCTTTATTTAAATCTATATCCATTTAATCAGCTTTAGGTGAATGCTATATAAAGCGGTTTATGATTCCTCTTTTACAGCCATTATAAATACATTGTTTTTATCTTCCACAAAATGTATAAGCTTATCTTTATTGTTTTTCTTGTTTGTTGTAATATACACTTTATACGGTATATTTTCATCAGTATGGTCAAAAAATAATGATGTAATGATAAAACTTATGTCTTTTTCTGTGCAAAAGTAATTACCATCTTTGATATCATATTTAACTTTCCACCTGTTATTAGTGTGAGATTTAAATTCCATCCCTATTTTAGCACAATTCATCAAAAAATATGGATTAGTCTGCAGTTTATCCCTATAAATACTATCCAGTTTATTCAACCTGTTATATAGCACATTGTTCATATCAAAAAACATGATAGGTTCATCCACGCTCATTATATTGATCCTTGATTCCGGATTTACATATTCAATGTATTCAATGACACCTGGAATAATTTCAGATTTCATCGATTCAGAATCAAGGATAAAATTATTAACGATATTGGAACCGTCTGCTGCATTTTCATATGTTAATGATCCGCTAACTTCCTTAATATCAGGACTGTTAAACAACATCAGGACTTCCCTGGTTTTTTTCACATTACTAATCGGAAATTTCAAGTGGATATCATCATCCAAATTTCCCCATTTGATCGTCATGATTTCCTGAATCGGGAAATTTGTGTACTTGATATAATTCTTTTCAGCTGGTGTAGCCATGCTTGTCATTTCTTCTTTTGTTATATCGACAATCTGATCTATATCAGGCACTTTTTTAAAAAATGCAAGTAAATCAACAATACTGATATTCTCAATAACGAGCTTTTTCTGCCCTTGTTCCTGTCCTTTTGATTCTTTAGTACCCATACTTTTACTTTTTATGTTGATTAAGAATTTTAATTATAGCGTCTTTTTCTTTAGCTTTATCTCGTTCAATTTTAAATATATCCCTGCTTCTGCCTTCAGAATATCGGGTATCAAGTTTAGCCCTATTAGCCCGTATGATTTCTGAAAAAGAAGTATCCATTAATCGCATAAATACTGTGTAATACCACAGCAAATCACCAAACTCCTCAATGATTGCAACCCTATCAATTTCTTTATCCTGGTATATGTTCTTTTTAATTATACCAAGTATTTCGCCAGCTTCCTCGGCTACACCTATCGCACAATGTAACACATCTAAGTGCTCACCTTTCTTACGATATTGATTAAAACCTTCAACACAATAATCTACGTATTCCCTGATTTCATCATCTTGTGTCATAACTGTATTTTCATATCTAAATTGTTTACAATTCGCTCAGCTTCTTTGATTTCCTGATCCGTTATAATATGAATATTTGTAAAATTAAATTCCTGATATCTGTTATATTGAACTGCTCCATATTCGTAACTATTAGTTAGCACATTTATTATGATTTTACTAACCTTGGTTTTATTAATTATGCTGATTATGCTTTTAGCTACATTAACAGCATCCGATTCATACAAGGCATAAACAATGATGCTATATTTTTTATTATTAATAGCTTTTGCAAATTCAACTTCTATTTTTCGATTATTAAAATATTGAATAGCAGTATCTCCATTCGGGTAATCACAAAACTCATATTTATCAAAAAACAAATGCTTAGGAAATGCATGTTCAAAATATGCATGATTTATGAATTCTGCTAAATAAACAGTTTTAATTTTGTCACCTTTTTTATCCACGCTTAGGTTCTTTCTCCGTATAATATAGCATAAAAATATGCTTCAGAATTCGTTTTATGTCATTATCACTTATCTGGCTCGTAATTCTATCTACAACATCTTCAATCTTAAGATCAAAATTATCAGAAATAATGGTAATTAATGCTTTGTCAATTACTGATATTGTTAAATTAAGAGATATTGAGACATCTTTCTTTTTGGCTTTTGATAACATGATATTAACTGGATCAGCATCCGCCTTATATAGTTCCGATATAATGTTAGGGTTACCTTTCATAGCACCTCCTACTTTACCTACAACAGGGGGCAATATGGGATTACCATCTTTATCTGTCATTACTTTTACCAGCTCATGGAAAGTATCAGCCGATGCAGCTTGTACGCCTGGTATTGCAGAATCAGATTCTTTTCCCATTACTTCTTCAGCTTCATCTACAAAATATTCGATTGTAAATTTTTGTCCTGAATCAAGTATAACTTCTCGATTAGTAACCGATTCAACTATCCCCATTACTACATCGCCTTCTTTATCAAGCAATTGATACATGCTTCCTTTTTCAACTTTCTGTATCATTTTTAAACCCTCGTTTATTATTTTTTAATAAAATATTTTCAATATTGGTATGTAATTTATTATCTCTAAATTTTAACCCATATCGGCTTCTTAAAGCTCTTAACCACAATAATCCATGACCACTTATTAACTCTACAAGCTCAATTTGTGATATCATAAGTAGCACAACCGGATTTTTACGATCAAATTCAGACATTTCCAAATCTCTGTCCAGAAATTTGATAGTTGTAGTGGTCATTATTTTTGGCTTATCATCCATGATTTAAAATTTTTATTCTTATTAGTTCTAATATTTTGAAGTTTCCACCATATATATTGGGATTAATCCTATAATAAATAATGGAACAAAATAATTCAACATGTTACACGACAATATCTTTAATTTTGCCACGCTTAAGAATCTAAAAGTTATTGAAGATTCTGATGGAACTCTAATGCTTGATATTTTTGACCCCACAATTGAATATAGAGTTGATGTCAGATATTCAAACAATTCCTTTATAGTAACTTCAAAATATGAAGGAAGACCTGATTTAGTATCAAAATTACTGTATGGAACTGAAGACTATATGGATTTACTGATGTTTTATAATGATATTCCACATGCTTTTATGCTCCAGGAGGGTACCATTTTAAGAGTCCCAAATATAAGCGACATCAGGCAAAATTTAAAAGACAATAATCAATCAACAGATCGAAATATTACGAGGAAGAATCTAAATAAAAAATTACCGCAAAAAGATAAAAATAGGATACAAGCCATTACGGGTGAGGCTGAAGTTAGAACACCTGTGATTGCTAAAGAAGGGACTACACCAGTTAAAGTTGTTGATGGCCGAATAATCTTAGGCACAGGAATTTCAGATAAACGGTGTAGTACAGGATTGACTGGCACTCAAAAAAGGACTGAATTAATAAGGCAAGCTGTTAAAGACAAATTATCAGCCGTTTAAATCAAAGATCCATCCACAATGTAAGCCGACAATGTGCATGACATAAACATGTAATTAGTGGCATGAGTTAATTTATTCTTTATTAAATTCATAGCATCAAACATATCCTTCCCGATTACCATTGATGTTTCATATTTTACACCACCTTTATCACCAGTCTTATAACCAGTCTTAATTTTAAACCAGGAATCAGGATTCTGTTCTTCCGATGATTCATTAATCAAATGAGCTCCAATGATTTCAACTATGTCACTTTGTGAAATGCCAACAACGCTAAAATCCTCATAGGAATCAGTTGGTAAATTTTTAGTCAATATAGATTCAGCTTCTATAACTGATAATGCTTTAACCACATATCTGTCATTAAATTTTTTGTCAGAATCTTTATACTGACCTTTAACATTAACAATGTAATACATATCCAATATTTTTAAATTAGTAACTTAAGATATTTATATATGAGAAAGATCAAGTAATTTACCAAATTGAATTGAAATTCGCTCACTCATCCGGTCAAGATGACTAGACCCTATTAACCCATATGTAGTCATAATGGATTTAGGTTTGCCTTTTAAAATTTCATACGCCTTTATAACATTTAAGTCTGGATCCAACCAATATTGCTTACTTAATATTTTGATAACTTCTTCTTTTTTTGTTTTACCAACCTGAGCAGCCATTATACAATTATTAATCATTGATAAAACAAAGACGTTGTTAGTAAACAACATTGTATCATCAGAACATTGATTAAAATTTTTAATGATATTAAGTAAGACTTCCGTGATATAATCCATCAAATGCTCATCATCATTTCGGATAATAGTAAGCGGTTTATGAAATTTATCGTGTACCATTTTCCTAGCTAATCCGATATCTCCGGTCAAGATAGTAAAATTTCTCATCTCATGTGATTTAGTGCTCCTACCTGGAATCGAACCAGAACTCTGATCTTCGGGGGACCATGTGCTATCCATTACACCATAGGAACATACTAAATGTATATGAAGTTTGATAGCACAGAGTTTTTACGGAGTATTTTTATGAGGTTTGTCAAGATTGCGCTCATATCTGTTACCTACGAATGTATAGTCAGATTTAAATTCACTTTCAGTCACATAAAATTTGGTTCCTTCATCAATATCTTTTACATGAACTTTATCGATTCCTTCACTTTCATTAATTTCATGATCTATAAATTCATAAAATTTTCCGTTCTTGTTTTTATAATACCCTGGTTTTATCATAACTTAAAAAATTAAGATTGCTAATATAAAAGAAACCACACTGGCCGCTATAATTTTGAATTTAGACCTGCGTAATTTTTTATTTAATTCATCATTCTGTTGAATAATTAATTTGCTTTTTTGTTCCAAATTATAATACAAGCTGTCTTTATATATTATAATTTCATCCTTTTTCTCTATTAAATATTGCTGATACACAATTACACTATCACGAGTATAAATCACAGCATCATACTTATCAACAATTTCAACATATTTTTGTTTTTCTTCCTCACATTCCCTATATCTTATAAGACCAATCAAGGTCATATATAACTGATCTTTATTGATGCATATGACAGTATCACCTCTGATAATCAATACTTTTGGATAATCGGAATTCGAATAATCGGAATCCTGAGCACTCAGGATATTACCAAGTAACAAAAATCCTATAATTAAAAATTTTTTCATCTATTTCAAAATATACCAAGTCGTTATGCGTTCCAAATCATCGATATGAAAATATGCGGATTCAAATTTATAAGATCCACCTTCTTCCGAAAAATCCCACTTAAGCAATCCATTATTTGCACTATCTATCTTATATTTAACCGTACCTGAGCACATGTATCTTACAATATGACCTCTCAACATTTGAGATTTAGCCCATTTCCATGACCCTTTCAGCCCCAGAAACCTAATCCAAAATAATTTAACTTTATGGATTAGTTCCATCTTCTTTATTTTTTAATGATTCCAATTCCTTTTTATACATTTCAATCATTTGTTCCAGATCTTTTGGATTTATCCGTTTTATCAATTGGTCATAATTATCATGGATGATCTCAATCGCTTTTTTATTAACATTAATGATTGAATCCTTAACGTGAATATCATGCATCAGGCTATCTATAATAGTTTGAACAGAATCTGTAACAGCATTCAGGGAATCTACTTTAGCCTTAAGAATTTGCTCTTTTTTATCGAAATCCTTAACTGTATCATCATATTTAGTATTCTTTTTATAAATTATCCATACAAAAATACAAATCATGGCTACAACAAGTAACTCAGTCCAATAACTTTTTCTTTTTTTACGTACCATACCACAAATTTATTAAACACAATTATATAAAATGTAAAGGCTTAAGGTTTTTAAGCTACACATTTATGAATTTTCTGCAAATGCTCTACAAAATTAGGTTGAGGATGACAATCAAATTTATAAGGCACATAACTTACATGCGACCATATTCCAGGCTCACCGTTAAGTGCTCGCTGTGATACATCCCACATATCTTCATGATAATCAAGCGGTATTTTATACTGATTATTTAAATATATGAGAACTGACATCAATTTAAAGATTTCAGAATCCGTGTATGCCTCATATGCTTCAAATTCCCGGAATCCATTAGAATAAAACTGAATATTCTCTTTGTTAATTGGGACAGCTCTTGTATCAGCCTCATATTTATTAGTTATTTTATTAAGCCGAATCGGGTACCACTTATTAGCTTTTTCCAACAAAGGCCCCCATGAATCAATCTCAACAGCTACAGATTTTTGATTTAAAGAAAGATGTGACACTTTTCCAGCCTTATATTGCTTAAATACCCATCCCTCAACGCCTAAATGATATCCCCAATATCGTGTCCAATATAATTGATGTAAAATACCATCACGATCAAGGATTAAAGATGTAGATACTCGATTTTGCATATTTTTCCACCATTCTATGTCGCCTGATACACCTGCACCAGAAGCCGTATGGTGAATTGTGGCCTGAGTTTTCGGATAATAAACCGGATCATATTTATAAGCCGGGAAATCGTGCTTTACAATTTCTTTAAGGTTAAGATCTGGGTATTGCCCACAGTTTATTTGAATTATGTGATCCATTCCAAACGGGTCTTCCTGTTTCATAATCAAAGATTTAAAAAGTTCCATTAATATCATGGTCTTGTTGTTTTAGTTATACCTGAACCTATATTCCCAATATTGAGAATTTCGTTTGCATTATCAATCACATAATACAAACTTGGTTTATTCACGATATGACTTGACAACGCCAACGATTGATTTTCATGTTCTACAATTCGTTTTATATATCGGATGTTAGAAATATAAAGATTTGATCCCATAATGCACGGTTGTTCATTAAACCGTATGGGTTCTATAGTTGAAATTTCCTGCCTAAATTTGTTATTCAGGTTTGTATCATATTCATATGTTCTATTTACGATTTCCCACACGTAAATTCCAATATAATTAAATTCACTTGATATATTAACACATAATCCATACCATGTAAATTTATTTAAATTTATAGCAGTAGATTTGTAAATATGGTTAGTTTCAATATAAACAATCGAGTTATTAACCAAATAAACGCTAAAATTACTAACGCTAAAGATGTTGTCAATTTGTGCTTTTTTATAAGTAAGCGATTGATTTAATAATTCATCGGATTCTATATCGATTGAGCTATCTCCAACTTCAACTATTTTATGTATATCACCATTAGAATCTATAATAAAATTGTCGGCTAATAATCTTAATATTTTTAAATTCTTATCTGGCATTATAGTAACAATGCCATCCCCTTGAATTTGATTCACTATACTGAAACCTGTAAAGTCTTCATATTCTCTCAATTTTATCCATGTTAACAAGCCAAATGAGTTTGAATCATCTAACGCTACAGATTTTTTATATTTAATTGCTATCTCATCAAATGGTATATTAACCATATCATAATAACCATTTAATAATTGCGTTCCATTATTTTTAACAATTTCGCTTACAATTAGCATGTTAGAGCTTATACGTTGTCTGACCTCATCATCCGCTATCGTTTTAGCCGAATATTGCTGTAAATTCAATGCGTCATCTCTTTCTTCTGCAAGCACTTCTTCAAATTTATCTTCATGCTGAATAATTACATCATCTAACATTTTTTGTATATCGTCATCTTTCAGGACTGATGCATCATCTTCATATTTTTTAAGCTTAATCACATGATACATTGATATTTCATTAATGCCACGTGCCAAATATGTAGAAAATACCGTATAAAGGCGATTAGCAAGTTTAAAATAAATGATATCTTTTTTCCTAGGCTTGGTATCTGACCCAAACATTGATTCAAAATAATCTTTTGATATATGAATCTCCAGCTCCGTAAAATCAATCCCCCATTCAGAATAGTCATGTATAGGTTCAGGTATTTTGTTGTCAGGAAGAACAACCTTTATACATTTCTGCTCAACTACATTATTAATTGAATATTCATTTAATATTACATCCTCAGACTCCATATCGGGTTCAGTCCTCAAATATAAGACCTCGATTCCGAAATTTTCATTAATCCATCGGTTCATATCACGGTGAAATCCTGAAAAAGATTCACCAATTTGTTCAATCGTAGTAGAAATCTGCTTATTATTAAACATATCGAGATTATATTCGAGATTGCAAGTTTCTACAATCTCCAATACTGTTTGTATCGAAAATGAGTTAATAATAATAGGATCAAGACTTGTTTTTTCAAGTACCGTGTATCTGACCCTAAATTTAAAAGTACGGCTTAGATCTATAGTGTTTTTAATAGCTTCATCAGTCAACCCAATCCAATTAGACCATTCCGTTTTATATGAAAATGAAAATTCCCGGCTTATTGTATCATCATTGGTAAGTCCAGATATGGAATCGTTAAATAAAAAAACGGCACCATCTTTTAAAATGAAAAGATCTTCAATTTTAAAAATATAATTAGATCCCTTTTTACTTAACGATTTATTGATCGTATATTCCATACAGTAAAATTACTACACTTATATATTGAAGTGCTTAAGATTCCAAAAGAGATACTACCCTTTTATAATGCGTTTCATTCCTTACTTCTTTATACGGAATCTTATAATGTGAAATAAATTTACCGAACAAGCCCTCACAGAACATGGGATGTGGCTTTATGATATTACCAATATAATGAATATTGGGAGTATCAAGTAACTGCCTAACTTGTTTGTCCTTTGTAGTGTTGAAGAATTTATAGATGGGATATAAAAAATTGGTCACATATAAATTAAAGATTTCGGGAGTTACAATCCAATAATTACACCAACATGTAACCCAGCTGTTGTCTTTAAGCTTACAGGGTAGCAATCCTTCATACGATGTATCAATAATAGTAGCTAATTGATGGACAGGCTCAAATGATTTTTCATAATCATATGGATATTTGTTGTTCTTAAAAGCAGGTGGAGATGCTATAAAAGCATCGTATTGTTCATTTTTCATTATCGTAGATTTCAATAATGAATCAGATATTTTGGTTTTATCATAAAACCTCCATGACAAAAAGCCGACATACGAATTAGTATTATACTTTTTATCCATCCATGTTTTTATAATGATCTCATTTTCATAAAACGGGGTCAATTTATCAATGTTGTCGCATGGTATAAAACCGCTAGATTCAGCCGTTTTTTTGCTTACAGGATTAAAATAAATGGAATGGATAAAAAATTTGTCTTTAGACATTTTATTCAGTCTATATGACATATTGTCATCTTCAATTGTACACAATTTATCGACAGCATCAAATTCATCCATACTCCTTTTTACATCTATATCACCTCTACCACGTTCCATCTTTTCAATAAATTCCTGCCTTGATCGCAAAAAATAATGGTTAATCTGAGCTATATCAATATTTACATCTGCAATAGGCCCCGTAGTCTTTTTTTTATTTTCATTTACTGAATAATATGGCTTTTTATATATAAAAGTGTGTGGATCCATACCGGGTCCAACCGTATATTCAGTATTTACAATCGTTTTGATGTGCTGATTCATTGGATCAGATTCAGGCATCTTATGTATAAAATACTCAAGAATATTAACAGCTTTTTTCTTCATTCCCGATGAACCAAAAACTTGCCAATTTAGCACAATGCCCCCAAAATTCACATATTCTCGTAAAAATTTTTTAATGTTGTTTTTACGATGAATTACAATAAACTCATCAATGTCAATAAAAGCAATCCATTGATTTTCTCCCCCATATTGTTCTAGGCATAATCCATACGCATAAGTTTGCTTGGATGAATATGTAGATGGATATTCATCTCGATGCAAAATCACGGTTACCAAATCTTTATATTGACTACCCAAATCATTAATCGTGTTTTTAAGTGGTATTTGACTTAAATTGTCATATATATAAAAATGATCAAATCCTAACAGAACATGATAATCAATCCATTCTTTAATGTATTTGTTCTCATCTTTGTGAACCGCACATATAGAAACATAGTGGTTTTTTACATCATCCATTATATGAATTTTTGATGGAAATTTATATTAATTAAATCAATTTTATTGGTACTAAATACTGACTCTATATTCTCTTTATCATCATGATGCCATACTTGTCCATATCGGAAAAGATCAATTTTACATTCAGATTTTTTAACATTAACTTTATGATGATGCAAATTTAAAGCAAAATTAGTTTCAGGATGCACAATTGGATGTTGATATGTAGTATATAACTCGGTCAAATTATCATATACATGGGTGGCTATTTTCATTGTCTTATAATCGCCATAAAATAACCTGTCACAAAATCCATGCCATCCATCATGAGTAGGTACAAAAATATAACCAGGTTCAAAATCTGATAAATCAAATTTATGATATATAACATCAAATCTTGATCTTACTACAATGTCATAATCACGGTCTATTAAATCGAAAGCTGTTTGGATTCCTTTTAATTGCCTCAAATAACGCTGCCTTAAGTTCTTTTTAATTTTATATCCTACTTGTAGTACATCTTCTGCATCAGGGTTTACGGCTGCTATTGGATCATAGATATCTAATTGTTCATTTGAAAATTCAATTCGATTAAACATCTTGATGATATCAAGATTCCGGATATCCAAATTCATATCAGAGCTATCCACATACCCATATAAATCACATCCATATGGCTCAAGCACAGAATCATGGAAATTGCTTAAAAAATCCGCCATACTCCTAATTTGCCCTGATAAACATACGGCAATTTTCATCTAATGTCTGATTAATAAAGTTTGTCTTCCTTCCAATATAATGATAAAGCCATCATCAACAGCTTTAGATATAATCATCTTACCGATTCCGCCCCTGTCAATGTCAGTATCATCGATTAGTAATATGGCTTTTTTACATAAGTTTTTTCTTGACAATTTATACAAATCCAAATGATTTTGCGCATACCTAGGCGTGCCAACATCCCACGCATCCAGATATAAAAAATCAATTGCCCCGGTAAAGATTTGCATGAATTCAAGTACATCTTGATTTACAAACCTAACTTTAGCATCATCCTGTGCATTTATGTAAGATTCTGATAGCTTAATATTAGATGCTGATATATCAACTGATATAAAATCAATCCCCATTTTTTTGGCATACATCCCAAAAATAGCGGTACTATGCCCTTCTAAACAGCATCCGTGCACCTCATCAATGCTATGATTCATTTTGATGCGCATTGATCCAGCCTCTACAATTCTTGATTCAGGATTTTTCTGATATATTGCATCTATATAAAGATTTATAGCTAATATCAGATAAGGATACGGATATTCACGACCAGTTTCTTTGTGGATTATAGGATTAAAATTCGGAAAAACAATCTGCTTCATCTCTTTGTGCCGCAATTTCTTCTTTAACTTCTTTTATTTCACCCTGCCCCTGTTCCTTTATATCTCTTAAGTTTATCTTATTCCCACCTATTGCGTTTTGTTCTACGAAGCTAAATATGTTAGCGAAACTAACTCTTGCCCTACCACACACATATTTGAAAAATCTGTTCATTTCAAACATCGCCTCTTCCGGTATATATACATATGCCTGTATATAAAAATCCTCGGTAATTCCACCCGATAAAATCAATGAATGTGTGTATTCAGAATAATCATATGACATTGCATTATAATTGAACCGACTCAAAAAATCCTGGTAATACTCCATCGTGATAAAATATAAACTATTATCAATGGAGTTGGATGCAAATCCAAACCGATTTTGATATAATGGGCTTACATAATCAGGCTGATACATGAATAAATATTTGCCCCCAAACTTTCTTACATCAGTTACCGCATATACACAATCTGGAAGCTGTATCTTATGCTTCTGTTTGAATAGTTCAGTATTAAAGACCCGATTCGAAATTACAATATATTGCATTTCAGACGCATAGTCATCATTTTGTCTGAAATAATTAAGAGCCTCTTCTATGATAGAACCAATCCGGTTAAGCGATGGAGATGTAGGTAATGCTTTTCCTTCAGTTATTTCATTTATTACATTATCTATAAATTTAGCCCTTATCATGCTGGTTTAGCTTTATTATCCAATGATGTTAGTCTTATTTTTATTTGGTTAATTTGTGATTCAATTTTCATTTTGGCTCTTTCAAGCACCTGAATCCTGTGCTCGAGACTTTCCATATCTTTACTTTGATTTGCATTAAAAATTAGCAAATCTTGTAAAATTTTCCGAATAGAATTTAATTGTGTTGAATTCCACGCCTGTACAGCCATTATGACTAAAAACGCTGCGCCATTCACCCACTCCAGGATTCGTATTGTTAATATGAGATCTTCCATATTGATTTAACATATATGTATTAATGATTTGTATGTAACAAATGCTTAACAGTAAAAGTATAATAATTGTCCGGTTATTCTATAGCTTTTTTCGAAAATCTTGCCCCGGTAAAATTCGGCATCTTACTGATTTTCGTGATAGCCTCTGCAAGGAAACTGGCTCTTGTTACAGGTCTGAAAACAACTCCATCCACCGGGTGATAATCGATCAAACCATATTGATCTGTTCCTTCTTCAATTGCAACAGTATTAATAACTGTTTCACCTCGTGCTCCCGTTGAAATAATAGTAATTTGATCATTATCATTGATCATAAAATCATTGGGTACAAATGGTACCGGATTTCCGTTTTGGTCAAATGTAAATTCTTGTTCCATAATCTTAGATTTAATTTATTTGGATTTTACTAATTCTTTCTTAAAATTTTTCATCGAATCTTCAAAGATAATATGATCCGTAAATCTTTTATCTTCAATAAATTCGATTGAATTCATCCCATACCAATACGGATAAATCCCTAATATTTGATTATAATACCATTCATCAAATTCCATGCATACCATACGCTTCCATGCTTTCTCTTCAGTCCTGCCTACCCAATATTTAGTCCCAATCAAAATCGGCAAATATACAAGTAATGACATATAGTCATATTTAACTATACCAACCAGGGAATCCAAAATTGGGATTGATTCAGGAGTGTTTGCACCCGGTATTCTGGCTACCTGTACTTTATAATGATTTGCATAATCAAGCGCATGTGTTCGATTAATGCCACTCATTATGGATTCATAAATTTTCCATCCATCAGCTTTTTTACCCATAACTCCTGAATGATGATATTT